CGGAAGGAAACGAAATGCCTTTACCAACGAAAGTTTTACCGGGCTTTACCGCCTCGCTGTATGTGCAACCAAGCGCAACACCTACACCATTGACCACCGCACAGCTTTCGTTGATTGCAAGCGTTTCTCCGCTTACTATCAGCGGCAACTTGTTGCAAGTGGAAGCCGTGCCTGCATTTGGGCAAGATGATGCTGTTGCCAATTTCTCTGTGGCTGGCTCGCGTCAATCAGACAAAATTCCAACACAAAGCGCACCAACATCATTGACGATTACTGTGGCTTGGAATCCAAGCGATACAGTTTTGTTATTGGTTCGCGCAGATGCGTACTCAGGCTTGATTGACCGCACTTACATCGTACAAGCTACCGATGGTACAGGCACAGTCAATTACGCCTTTAATGCTCGCGTAGGACAGTTCCAAATTGATGCTCAACCCGGAGCAGAAGCGAAAGCAATTTTTACTTTGCACCCTCGCGGCAATCAGTATGGTTGGACAAACACAGCTTAATCAGGAGAAACAAAAATGGCATTACCATCAAAAGTCTTACCCGGCTTTGTTGCATCAATGTGGATGCAAACAACTGCCGCACCTTTCACCACCGCAAACTTAGCTGTTTGGACAGCACAAGTCGCAACTCTTGTCGGCACATCCGCTGGCGGCACAGGCGCATCAGGCACAGCATTGGCAACGATTGAGGCAGTCCCTGCTTTTGGTCAAGACGATGCTGTGGCTAACTTCATGGTTGCAGGCTCACGCCAAAGCGACAAGATACCAACACAATCAGCACCCACATCCTTGACCATTACAGCGGCATGGAATCCCTCGGATGCTGGTTTGTTGTTGATTCGCGCTGATGCGTATTCGGGCTTGGTAGACCGCACTTATGTGGTGGCGGCTTATGATGGAACGAATACTGTGGCTTATGCTTTTAATGGTCGTGTGGGTCAGTTTCAAATTGACGCACAACCCGGCGCGGAAGCCAAGTGTATGTTCACCATCCATCCTCGCGGCAATCAATACGGCTGGAGTAATTCATAATGAATGTAGCTGACGCTGTAGAAGTGTTGGCTACTACTTATCAATCCTTGGACTTAGTTGCCCAAGGTTTGACAGTAACAGCCAGCGAAGTGGCAACGGCTCTTGCAAAAGCAAAGCCTGATACAACAGAATTTGTTTGTTTAACAATTCTTGCAAGATACAACCCTGTGGCGCAAGTCATAGAGGAAACACCACAAACGACAGAATAAAAATGACCGACACGACAATACATAACACGCAAGATTTGTTAGGGTTCTTGGTAAGCCAAGCAGAACATCGCAAAGATTGGTTTGGCTTTACCCAACAGAAGATGACTGCCGTTAGTCTCGCGCATGAGATTGCGGCGCGTCATGCTGACACGATGACACCTGACCAAGTGGTTGAGTACGCAAAAGAATTAAACGAATTGCTCTTTCACCGATTGGTCAAGCCCGGCGCTTGGAGAATCTGAAATGGGTGTCACCATAAAGCTGGAAGGCATCGGCAATGTTGCGTTAGCTTTTGACCAATTAGCGACAGAAATTGGCGACAAAAAAGCAACCAGCAAAGTGCTTGTGCCTGCTGTGCGTGAGGCATTGAAACCAGTTTTATCAGACGCACAAAGACGAGCACCTGAAGACACTGGCGGCTTACGTTTGTCTTTATTGGTTGAAGCGCGGCGACCAACCAAGCGAGATAGACGAAGCAAATACATAACGCAAACCGATACTGTGATTGCGGCAGTCACTACTGCATCAGGTAAAAAATTAGCGGCAATGAGTCAAGGCAAAGGCTTAGTGAGTGCAAGGAAACGCCTTATAAAAATGGGCGCAACCAAAGAACAAGCGCAAGCATTTAAGGGAATTGAAAGCGATGCTCGCGCAATGTCGCAAGAGTTTGGTTCTGCAAAGAATCCACCGCATCCATATTTGCGACCAGCTTTAGAAAGTAATGCTCAAGAAACTGTTAACAGACTTGGGCAAATTTTGGCAAGAAGAATACAAGCATTTAAGAGGACATGACATGACACGATTTAGCGAAGCCTTTGGCAAGAAGTACGAAGAAAACAAAGAGAAAATTTTTACCCGCAAATTTGAATTGGGCGGTCACACCTTTCGGGTGCGTGTGCCGTATGTGCATGAGTCAGATGAGATTTACAAGCGCATCCAAGAACCGAGTATCGAAGCCATAGAAAAAGAATACAAGACCATCACAGACCCATTGATGGCGTTTAAAGACAATCCTGCAAATGAAAGCGTTTTTGTTTTTACAGAAGATGATGTGATTGTTGAAGGGCGTTCATTGCGTGAATCTGCCAAGACCAAAGTGCAGACGCAAATAAAAATCACAGAGTTTTTTAAACTGTTAATTCCTGAAGTGCCTGACCACTCATTAGCTGACTTAACATATGAGGAAATTGAAGCAGAGTTTCCCATGTCTGTGCAAAGCCAAATGATTGAAAAGATTGTTGAAGCAATCAGCCCGACATACAAGGAAGCAAGGGGAAACTAATTGGCTCATTGAAAACGCAAGTCATCACCGCGATGATTTTCAATGGGCATACACATGACACGATAGCGGAGTTTGATGACATAACAATGGGGAATTTGCAGACCATGTACGCTGACGGACTGATTGGAAATTATGGCTTGCTTAACACGCTTGGAAGCTTGACCAATGGCGTGTTTAATTACATGAGGGCATCAGGTTCTGCCGCTTATAAGCTATCCAACATTCTTGGAAATGCGTATGATTACATCTACCCGCCATTGACTGAGGAACAAGTTAAACAGCAAGCTAACGACCAACTGCTTGCGTTTATGAGTCAAGCGCCGGGCTTTTCCGCAGACCGATTTGGGGTAAAAAATGGCTAATATGCTTGGGCGGCTTGGTGTAGTTCTCGGACTTGATGCCGCTGAATTTGTTTCGGGCATACAAAAAGCAGAAAGAAATTTAAAGCAATTTGCGGAAGGCGCAATCCAGTACGGCAAGATTGGCGCAACTGCTCTAACGGCAATGTCCGTGGCGGCAATTAAATTTGCCGATGACATACAAGATGTAGCGCAGGCAAATGATGTTGCCATTGATACTGTAATTAAACTGCGGTCAGCATTAGACGCAAGCGGTGGGTCGGCAGAAAAAGCTGGCGTGATGCTTTCGGCATTTACAAAATTTATTGACACAGCGGCAAGTGGTTCTTTTGAAGCGCAAAAAGCGTTAAGTTCTGTTGGCGTTTCGTTTAAAGATATTGGCAGACTATCGCAAGAAGAATTGCTAGGCAAAGCGTTAAGGGGTTTAGAAAGCATAGAAGACCCAATTACACGCAATGCAAGGGCGATGGATTTGTTTTCTAAAGCGGCAAAGGGTGTGGCGTTTGATTCTTTTGCACAAGAAATGCAAAAAACAAGCACCGCAACAAGGCAACAAGTTGACGCTGTAAAAGAAGGTGCAAAGACTTGGGATAACTTTGAAAAAATAATCCGCAAATTGCAACTTGCTTTTGTTGAAGCACTTGGTCCAAGTCTGAATGCAATCAATAACCAAATGTCAGCAGAAGCATTCCCCAAGCTGACAATGTTAAACAAGCTGTTTAACTCTATTGCAAGCAACGCATTCAGCGCAGGACAAGCAATAGAGGCTTTGGGCAAAGGCTTTGAAAAGATTGCTGGCACTTCTTTAATCATGCAAACTTATGGCGAGTCTGCCGCTGGTTATGCAGAAGTAAAAAAATTAAATGAAGAATATGTAAGGTTTTTGGAAAATCAAAGAAAAGCACAAGCACAATTTGACAGCGACTTGGAAGGCGGCAGGCGCGGCATACGCACGGATGTTTACCCTAAAGGCGGCAGACCAGCAATAGGTAGCGATGCAGTTGTCCGACAAACAGCAATGGGCGTTGATACCAAGGCTCAAGCCGCCGCAGACAAGATAAGGGAAGATTGGTACAAGCGGGTTAACAAAAGCATTGAAGAAGCGCAAAAACTTTCCGAAGCAAATTACAGGTTAAGTTTAAAAGAACTTGATGTGGATATTAGTAGGCTAAAAGCTGAAGAAGATTTGCAGTTATTAAAAGACCAAACATATCAATCAATATTGCAAAGCAATAGGTTGCAAAGTCAGCAATTAGATTTTGACAGAGCCAATCTTTTAGTGCTTACACAATTTACAAACTTGCGTTCTGAAGAAGTTAAATACGCGCAAGATGTAATGAGTATTCGTGCTAAATACGCAGAGCAAGAATATCAGATTGCTACATTCTCAACAATGAATGAGCATGAAAAAACAAAAGCATTAGAAGAAAACAATAATTTGCGCGACAGAGCAATTTCACAAGCAAGGGAGGCATTAGACATTACTCGCCAATCACGAGAAGGCACAATGGCTGATGGCTTTACAAAAGGCTTTGACGAGTTTGTGCGCGATATGCCAACCCGCATGGAGATGGGTAAGACTGCATTTAATTCTTTAATGAGCAGTATGGATAGTGCTTTGCGTCAATTTGTGCAAACTGGCAAAATTAACTTTAAAGATTTAGTCAGAAGCATGATTCAAGAATTGATTTATCTTGAGTCAAAAGCAAAGATGATGGATATGTTTAAGTCGCTGAAAGGCGGTGGCGGTGGCGGCGGCATTATGGATATGCTTGGTGGTTTGTTTGGTGGCGGTGGCGGCGGCGCTATGGGTGGACCTAACAATTTTGACCCATTTGGCATGGTAGGTTTTGCAAATGGTGGTAGCCCTCCTGTTGGGCAAGCGTCTATTGTTGGTGAACGTGGACCCGAATTATTTGTACCGCGCACAGCTGGCACAATCATTCCAAACAATCAACTGTCAAGCATGGGCGGTGGTTCTACTGTTAATTACAACGGACCATATATTGCAAGCATGAACGCCATTGACACACAAAGCGGCACACAGTTTTTGGCAAAGAATAAGAACACAATTTGGGCGGCTTATCAATCAGCCAACCGAGGCGTACCAGTTTCAAGATAAGGAAGAATCATGGCAGTCCCAAATACATTTGCAACTGATACAGGCTCA